CTGACCAGAATTCCTTATAATTACTGTGTAATACTGGGTCTTTTGCTTTACCAAAACGAGTATTGTAAGATGAGTAACCCGCAGCCATTGCTACGAAACCTAAATCTATATCTACCCCATTAATTGTCTTAGAACCACTACCTACACCTCTGTCGTAGTGGTCTCTTCCATAGTCATGAGTTTGGCGCATGTTACCACTAGCAGCCACAGTCTTCATTAACTTCGACGCTTCTCTGCCTTCGTCAGTGTTCTTAGAATCGTCACGATGCACGCTCTCTTGTGTGTTAACGTTAGCTACTCTAAGGTCTGATAAATCGCGCCCTTGTTCGTCTTTCCGTCTAAACGTATCACCGTCTATTGCTTCTGTAATGGTAGCCATGCTATCCCTCTACTGTTTGTTATTGTTTTCTACTATGTCCTAAAGTATCATCCATCTTGCTTTGTTTCTTCTGACTAGTCTTTTCTATTTCTTTCTCGAATGTCCTATCATTTTCACGTTGTAGTATTATATTCTCATACTCTTCTAACTTATCTGGCGACATATAAATTGGTTGTATGAATTTCTTACTACGTATCCATACACCACCTTCAGGACTGACTTCTATCTTTAGGTTCTTTTTCAACTCAGGACCACCTAAACTAGTGATTACCTGCCCAGCCTCATTTTCAGTGTTTCCCATAGCTATAGATATTTGCCCAGTCATCAGATTGTTTCTGGGGTCTTCCATAGCTGCCATAAAGTTAGGGAACTGTAATGTACCTAGCGCAACCTTGTCTACGTTGTATACTACATTCCCATGTACTACACGTGATTTATCCTTAATCATTGTTGTTAGATGGTCTTTAGCGTAATCATGGTCTCCTTTACCTTGACGTAATCCCTGTTTGTAGATGCTCATCATGTTCCCTATATTTTCACCATTTAGGGATAGGCCGTCTGTAACCTTAAAGTATATATTTCCCACATACTTTCGTGGTGTCATGTCTGTACCAGCTGGTATTACATCTGACCAACGTGGTGCGTAGTCGTCCATATTACCAGCAGCTTCATCTACTTTACGTATTTCGTCTTGTATCATGTCAGACGTTTTTCCTGTTAGATGTCCCTCTTTGATAGTCATATACTTCTCATAACCATCCTGTCCTAAAGTACTTATGAATTTACCTAAATTCGCACTCTCGAACTGGGCAAGTGCTGCCATAGTAGTTTGTGCTGCTTCTGTTGGCTGGTGGTCTTCATTTACCATAGCACTACTTGCGAACCCATTCATGTATGCTGTAGACATAGTACTAAGTACTTTTGAAGAGCCTTCTGTACTTGCCCAATGTCCCACTACTTGTGCTGCTATGTCTGGGTTTCCTAGTATGTGTTTAGGTACATCACCTGCTGTAATTTCTTCATCACCAACTGCTTCTGCTACTATTTTGCGTTCTATCTCTGTATGTCCCGCTGTTAGTTCTTGTTTCGTGTATACACCCACTTCTAATAGTTTAGAAGCATCACCTTCCCCTGCTGCCACAATTCCCTTTTGGATGTCGAGTCCACGTAACATATCATCGGATTCTCCACCTAGTAAATCTGCCATGAGGTCTTCATTTTTATCGAACTCTACTTCACGTTTGATTGCAGCTTCTACTGCTGGTGCTTCCATAGTCTGTACTGTATAACGTGCTTTTTCTACGGATAGTGCGTAAGCATCTGTACCAGAACTTCTACCTTCATGGTCTTTTAGTACTTGCATAGCTTCTGCCATAATTGCATCAACTTCGTCCGTATTCTTTGCTTTTAGTATAGCGTTCCTGCTTTGTGCTACTGTTAGGTTTACTCGTGATGTTGCACGTGTGTCGTATCGCTTCACAGATATGTTAAGTTTCTTTAGCTCTTCGTCATTGTAGTCATCAAAGAACCCGTTGTCTTTGGCCATGTTGTATGCGCCAATGTTACCTTGTTCCAGACTAGCTCCGATTGCTCTACCTATATCTGCTCTGTATGCCTGTTTAGTCTGACCTTTGGGTCTATCATCCATTTTAAAGAATGACTTCGATTTATCAGCTAACTCTACTGCACCATCTGCATTAGTCACTTGTTGTGCTTGGGCGTTGAACATATCTAACTTAGTCGTTATACCATTGTAAGATACTTCCTGTGCTTGTAGCAACGAGTGTCCGTAATGCTCTTTAGCTTGTTGCTTAGATAACATTTCTGAGGCTTTTGCCCAGTTACTAGTAATTAGCTGTTGAGTTTCTTTGTCATTAGGGTACTTCTTTAACTGTTCTTCTAACTGACCAGTTAAACGATTACCGTAAGTTACGCTATCTTCTGCTGCATATTCAGATATTTTAGTAGATTGCTCTAACTGCATCTGCATAATGTTGTTTGTTACTGCACGTTGTTGTATGCCTCGCCATTCTGGGTCTTGTCCCCATATAGCTTCTGCCCAACCACCACGCTGTTTGTCTTTATTAATATCACTTATAGCAGCTTCATTACCTTGTGCATTAGCTCCTGCCATCTCACGCCTAGCGTTTATATTAACTGCCTTATCTTTTAAGACTGACTGGAAAGCTTTGCCTAACGAACTACCTAAGTTTTTTGCTGCTTGTTCTGTATCTGATGCGACACGAATACTAGTAGACGTTGCAGTCCTACCCGCTGATTTAACAGCAGGTGGATTTACAAAGTTAGCATTTGCGTCACTGGTTGCCGTTCTGGCTGGCTGACCAAATTGTGACATTGTGTTGTCCTCTTAAATTGATAGTGTACCTGCGTCTTTCTTAGCTTTGGAGTCTGCTGCGAATGCTTCTGCTATCTTTAAATCATTCATCTCGAATGAAGATAGAGCGTTCATTAGGTTACCTGCTACTGTTGACTTTGGTACTTCTACGTTTGTTTGCATTTGCATGTTTGCATTATAGATACCAGCTTTACTGTTTTCTATTGCCTGTGCTGCTGCTTTATTACTAGCTGAGAGCGCGTGTGCCTCGTTAGTTTTAGTTTGGCCTATGGTTGCCTCTACTGATGCCCCCTTAGCTCCTGACAGTGCCGTAGAGACTCTTGCCATTGCTTCCGCTTCATCCTGCTGTTGTCGTATTTTTGTATTAGACATTACTTTGTCTTGCATTACTGCTGAGATGTTTCTCTCGGATGCAGACCTTGCACGACTAGCTGCCATCTTACCAGATAGAGTTTGAAAGGCTGAGTTGTAAGCATTGGCTGTCTCAGCCGTAGTTCCTCCTAATGCTAGATTTGCGAATCCAGCACCTTGCTGTATTGCCCCTGAGTATATAGACATTTATAGTCTCCCACTTGTTTTATAATATTGACCACTCCAAGATATACCGTCTATAGTAAGTCCTAGATAACCTTGAGAAACGAATTTTACTTTAGCTAAATTTGCATCTTGTGAATAGCTAAAACGTAAATCTCCTGTGTAAGCTATCTTTTCCCCGACTTTGTTGTTTACTGCTTGCATTATACGTCCAGTAAACTGTTGGTCGTCTAAGGTCACATAATCAGATATTATCCCCATCGTAACTTCATGAGTATCTACTACTGATAACGTCCAATTACTTATACGTATCCTATCTGAAGTTATAACTAAACCTTCTTGAGTTCTTTTGAAAGGTCTGGTAGGTATGTAACATACTTCAATAGGTACTCCTACATACACTTGGCATGGTTGCCCGTTAGATATGTTCTCAAGGAATGTTAATACATCTCCATCCCGTGTAAACTTTGCTTCAGATAATACAAATTCACAACCTGCACCACGTACTACTACAGTATTTGCTATATTGGAAAAGTAGAAGTAGTCTGGTAATGTTATTGAATCCCCTGTTGCGGAGTCTACTGTTACCATATAGTCTAAGAATACTTCATCTGTTGCTACGGTTACTCTAGAGTACAAATCGATGCTATGTATATTTAGTTCGTAACCATGTTTAGTTATTACTTTTAACTTGTTTTGTGAGAATAGTAAATCTACAATCTGTATATCGAATGGGAATTTCCAAGTACTCCATGAGTTTTGTTCTATCTTACCCGCATTTGAATATTGTTCATAGATGTATAGTACATTTCTATCTGCATCAGTCATCATTACTGCCATGTCTGAGTTAACACTACCTACTAATTTTGTTATGTTTCCTTTCATTAAACCTACTACGTGTCTGGAAACGTTATCACCGAACTCTTGTTCAGTCGCTTTCCTAGTCGTATAGTTTAACATACCTCCAGACTCTCCTTGCTGGATTGCTAAGAAAACACTATCACCCATAGGTACTGGTGCTACGCTAGTCTGACATTCGTAAGACGATACTTTAGGCATACTCACGGATTGTGGTGTTATTGCCGCATTACCATCAATCTTAAATTGCCCATCTGGTGCTATCAACAATAAATCTCTGTTGTGTGAACTTATTCGTTCTATGTTCTGTGTATCTACTGCACTTGAGCCTATTCCTATAGGGTCTGTTACTAGTAGTTTAAGTGCGGATGCTTTGAACCAGTTACCGTAGTCATCAGTCTCCGTCATAAACACTTGCCCTGCACTTAGAAATACTAAGCGGTTTTGGAAATGCCCTAAATCTAGAATTTTATTATCCAAGAACTCTGGCGTTGGGCACGAGTCGTCATCCCCTGTACGTCTTTCTTTCCAAGTGTTTTGCCCTACTGTAAATAAACCTGTATCTTCATCGTACACAGCGGTATGTGGTAATGTAGACGCATCTAAATCATACGGTTCTATCGACGACCTTGTTTCTACCCATACTACTTCCTCTAAATAAGGTATTACTGTTGGTGATGTTGTAAGTGCTCCCGTCCTCTCTGCTTGCAGATAATACGTTCCTTTGTCACTTACAGGGTTAGGTTTTACTGTTATTCGTGTACCATGTACTGAGAATAAAGGTAACCCTTCTATATTTTCTACATTTTCGCCAAATACTTTGACACTTTTGTCACCTTGCCCTGTCTCGATATAGGCATCTACCCACACATCATCTGTCTTATGATAGATTGCTACAGACGAACCAAAAGCTATTGCTGTCTTTGTTGTAGAGAATGCGACATAGTTATTTAGAGCTAGTGCTAAACCTTCTGCTACTGCACCAGTTGCCCTTGCTTTATCTGCTGTATCATAATCTGGTGCTGTTGTACCTAAATCTGGTACACTGTATGTTAGCTGTAGTGCTGGTGAGTCTGCTGGACTACCAATACCTATTATTACACTTTCCCCGTAGTTGAGTGCTGATATTACGTTAACATGTGTAACTTTCTTTATTGTATCTAATGCTACCCCACGTCTAGCTACTACATCTTTATTTAATATGTATGTGGTATCTTCTATAGTCTTCATAACTATATTGCCACCCTGTACGTATGCAGGTATGGTAGTAGTAGATATGAGTACATTATCTTTAAATGTTACTATATCACCTTCGGTAGTATTTGCCAGTATACTAAATACAGACTTATCTTTTGTATATTCGTGATATACAAAGTCGTGTGACGTGTTTACAGATAGTAGGTTTGCATCGAGCGTTAGTGATGGTCTACGTGTTAGTTTCTGTACTGGGTCAGAACGTAAGTTTACCTGTTCTTCTGCATGACCATCTGCCCTATTCCTTGGTGATAATGTACTTATCCCATGTATAGGTGTTTTAAATGTTCCTTCTATTCGCATAACTTGCCCCTAGTTGTAGCTGTTCGGACGTAAAGTATCGCGACGTTGGTAAGGTGTCTGACCAGAACGTGCTCTCATTACTCGCTGGTTCCAAAACACATTCACTTTTACGGATTCTAAATCTTCTGCATCTACGTCAATTTTAGATAGACCTGCTAATGTCTGGTATTTCTCCTCTTTTGCAGGGTCTTCCAGTTCGTCGCTTATAAATTGAGCACATGCTAAATAAGCTGTATACTCTTGCATACTTGCAGGCATCTCTTCCCACTCTAAGCTACGCACTGTTTTTAATGCCATTATGTCTGTACCAATATTAAATGTTTGTGTCTGAGAGTTGTATACTTTCCTACCGCGTTTAACATACGTTGCATTTGCTGCTATAAATTTTGTAACTTCTTTTGGTATTCTAACTTCCCCTGTAATATCTGGTTGAAATATTACGTTGTAATCAGTGTTGAACCACCAACCTCGTTTTTGTACACTATTACGTAGTCTGTTTAGACTGCTCAATGCGTTGGCTACGTCTGGGTGAGCAACGTTTAAGCTGTTCACTGGACTAGAACCTACTGCTCGTAAAAGCATCTGTACTGCTTCTAACTTTTCCATACTATTTCCTTTGCAAAGAAAACAGATATATGAACCTAATTATTCATATATCTAAGTGTTAATACCACTTATTGAAGCCCCTCAGTGAAGGGCTTCTAAAGTTGTACTAAGGTTATGCTACAGTTGAACTGAAAATCCCAGCTGCCATTTCTGCGCGGTTAGGAGTTACTGCGAAGCTTAGGTAAGAATCGATGAACCACTGCATTTCTTTCTTATCGAAATAAACATCAGAGGTCAAAGGAATGGTTTCACCAGCAAGCAATGCTTTAGGCATTAACAAGCATACAACACATTTCTGGTCGTTGGCAGAAACGTCATAAGCGTTACCGTTACCAGCGTTAGAAAGGAAGTGAGTTACACCAACATCACTAGCTTTAGGGAAACGGTTAGTCTTCTGGATACGAACACCACAAGATTCTAATACGTCGCCTTTAGCGTAATCGCCATTGACTGAACTGAAGTCACGAGAGATAAGTTTCTGGTTACGTAGTAAAGCGTAGTACTGTGCTGGACGCATGAGTAATACTGCTTCAGATACATCAACATCTTTCTCTTCAATTTTCTGGCACATGTCCTGAATTGCTAATTCTAGCAAATCTGGGTCT